ATGGGACTGGGCTCGACCACGCTGGTCAGCCTTCAGGAGGCTCGGCGCGCTGTCGTCGAGCACCGGCGCATGCTGCTGGAAGGCCGTGACCCCATCACCGCGCGCGTGCAGGCCAGGTCGGTCGGCCTGACGTTTGGCGAGTGCGCCGATGCGCTCATCGAAAGCCAGAAGGCCGGTTGGAAGAACGACGCCCAGGCGGAGCAATGGACGCAGTCGCTGCGGGACCACGGGCCGGCGCGGGACATGCCAGTGGCGGATATCGACACGGCGCACGTGATGGCCTGCCTGCGACAGATCTGGACCACCAAGACAGAGACCGCGTCGCGCCTGCGCGCGCGCATCGAGCGCGTGCTCGACTGGGCGAAGGTGCATGGCCACCGCCAGGGCGACAACCCGGCGCGCTGGCGCGGCCACCTGGACAATCTGCTGCCCAGGCCGAGCAAGGTGCGCAAGCCCCAGCACCACGCGGCGATGCCCTACGGTGATGCGCCGGCCTTCATGGCCCGACTGCGCGAGCGCGACGCCCGTAGCCGGCGCGCGCTTCAGTTCACCATCCTCACCGCGGCGCGAACGGAAGAGGTGACCGGATCCAGCTGGGACGAGTTCGACTTGGCCGCCGGCATCTGGTCTATCCCGGCCGAGCGCATGAAGGGCGGCCGGGATCACTTCGTGCCACTGTCGACGGCCGCACTGACCATCCTGCGTGGCCTGGATCGCAAGCTACCTCCGTTCGCGATGTCCGAGAACACCATGCTGTATCTGGTCCAGAAGCCGGCGCCCAAGGGCTTTGGCCTACCCTTCACGGTGCATGGGTTCCGGTCGTGCTTCCGCGATTGGGCCGCCGAGACGCAGGACACGCCCGGCGAGGTAGTGGAGATGGCGCTGGCGCATGCGATCCGCAACAAGGCAGAGGCCGCTTATCGGCGCGGTGCGCTGATCGAGAAGAGGCGGCTACTGATGCAGGCTTGGGCCAACTACCTGCTCGGCCGCACAAACTGAACGATCGGCGCCTGTTCCGTTCTCACATTATGAAACCGGCCGGCGACATGCTGACCGTATGCCGACACCTCTCCATCCTGCCTGCCGCTGGGTCTCCGTGACCGCAGATAGCGCGCTCATGCATTTCAACCACGGAACCGTCGCACACATCTCCGGTGGGACAATCTGGCTCTCCTGGCGAGGCACCCAGATATCTGCGCCACAGACCGGCAGCCTCCGGCAAGCAATCAGGTTCGCGGAGCGATGGATCTCCGCGCGAACAGGCCTGCCCGGCGCGAGGAAGCCGCCAAGGAAGACAGGCGGGGGCGAGCGCAGTGCATGGAAGTCGGTGCCACGGGCGATCACTGCGGCGGCCCCACTGGACGTGGCCGGATGGGGACCAACTGACGCCGAAATGGACGCGATGGAATCCATCGGCTCGACCACGATCACGTGGGGATAGGTGCCGGCGTGGCGCTGCTCAGGCGCCACGCGGGTGAGCGGCCTGTGGCCCCGCGTCCGGCATGTGTAGATTGCCACCGGCATGGGTATGCACATATCGGGCGGGACCGCAATGCGGGGTCGGATTTTTCCTCACCGGTGATGTGCGCCGCGCATGCAAGTGAACGTTTTTTCTTGAGCACGCGCAAAGCATCTTGGCTGCGCGCCGAGACGATCTCGCGCCGCCGGCGATGACCGGTGTAGCCGACAGGAGAACGTAATGCATCCACTACTGGCCACCGCCGCCTCCCTGGCGCTCCTTGGCGCCCGCCTCCCCGCCTTCGCTGCAGACCCTCCGCCGTTGAAAACCGGCCATGCAACGGAGCTGCACCGCGAAACGTCCGCTGCGGGTGAGAGCCTTGACGCCTTCGTGGCTCGGATTGCACCGCGCGCGCGCGCCGCGTCGGTGAGCACCCGATCCATAGTGTGTGGCGAGATCCAGGGTGCCGGCCCGTACAGTCTGACGCTGAAGACCGACGGGCGGCAGGAATGGTGCGACGTGCCGAAGACCACATCGCCCTATCTGCTCGTAAACGGTATCGCCAGGGACGCGCGCGAGGATCATATCCCGGCCATTTACTACCGCCGGCCCGGCTATCTCATCACTCCCTGGAGCATCAAATTCCAGGACCGCACCGGGGTGCGCCGCCTTGAGCCTGCTCAGTAATTGCGGACGTTGAGCAGCAGGCAATCCACCTGCATGGTCCCGAACGTTCCGGGAGGTGCCGGTGGGCTGCCCTGGTTGCCCTCGGCGTGGTCGTAGTACGTGTTGATGCCCTTTGCTGATGCTGTGCCCGGCGTGTATCGAACTCCTGCAACATAGGCAAGGCGGTCCATCGCCCACCGAGGGCCGCCGCCGATCACGCCGCTTACGATGGTGTATGACGCACCGGTGTGCCCGAGCGCGATCGCTACCCCGTCAGCCTGGGTTGGAAAGTCAGTTTGCGCAGTCCCTGCGGTGGCACGCATGCGGCCGATCACCCGCATGTACTTGTAACGCGAGTCGAAAGCGACGCGGCCAGTGGCCGGGTCGCGGAACCGCACGCCTTTGCTCATGACAAAGGCCATTTGCGCCACATCGGTCGTGTCAAAAACGTAGTACTGGATAGCGGTGTTGGCCGTCTCGCACACAAGCTCGAAGGTAAAGGTGCTCCCGTTCTGGGATCGATTGCGAAGGCCAACGAACGAGGCGCAGGTGACGGCGATCAGCGGAGAGTTGCCACCGCCAACGGTGACGGTGGCGAAGCCGATGCCCTGGGCCGCACCACCCGAACTCGCACCGACAGCGGTGACGGTGCCCTTCTGCTTCAACGCGAGGTTTTCGTAGCGCGTGTCGATCTGGATGATGTTCCCGCCCTCGGGAAGGATCCTCACGCCAAGAGCCATTCAATACCTCCCGTATGTGAGCACGCCGCCGATCTGCGTGCCCATGTTGCTGCCTCCGCCGTAGTTCCAGCTGATCGTGCCGGCCTGCTCGTCCACGGTGAACAGCGGCGCTTGGGCAAACTGGGCGCTACTGCTGGCGGAGAACCAGAAATAAATCTCGTTGGTGCCAAGAGCCGGGACGGCAACCGAGCCGCTGGAGCCGGCCGCGATGCTGACCACTCCGAATTTGCTGGTGATGCGCGTGGAGATGTCTATCAGAATGTTGCCTGTCGGATCTCGCTGACGGATGCCGCGCGCCATCAGAGCAGCTCACCGGCTTCGAACAAAGCGACGGTGCCGGCCGCATTCCAGAAGCGCAGCGCCTGCTCGTTGAGCGTCATGAAGCCTCCGTTGTTCGCACCGTTCATCGAGAGCGTGCCGTTTTTGTCCAGCTTCCAGCGAGGTTGGCCATTCGCGCCTACGCCATTCGACTGGATGGTGTCGCCGATCATGGCATTGGTGATCCAGGCATTGCCGATCAGCGCCTGGTTGATGAACGTCTGCCCGCCCTGGATTACGAACGGCGAAGTCACCGCATTGTTGGCCACGTTGATCACCGCGAAGCGGTCGGCCTGCATGAGGATCTGGCTTTGGTAGCTGCCATCTGGTTGCTGCTCCACGCCGACGCCCATGCCGGCAATGTAGATCTGACCAGCGCTGGTGATCTGCGCCCGCACGCTGTAAGTGGCAGACACCTTGCCATTCAACGAGACAACCGTCTGAGAGACCTGCTGCACGCTGGCATTCGTTTCGCCGAGCGACGCCTGCACGGTATCGATGCGCTTTGCCTGGACATAGTCGCCACTGGCAATAACCGACTCAACGCTGATCGTTCCGGCATATCCAGGCATAGTGCCAACGCCGCCCGTCGTATCGCCTGCGAACCAGGAGCTGAAGCGTGCGACGAGGCCTCGCGTCTGGGAACCGACTGCGGCCAGGCCTGTTTCCGGATCGTCGATCCTGAGCTCTAGATCTTGGACACGACCAACAATTGCACCAGCCTCCTCGATCGCCGTGCCAACGTTCTTCCATCGCGTACCGGGTGGCTCTTCGTTGCCGGGCTCGTCCCCTGTCCAACTCCAGATTAACCCGGCATACACAACGGTCTGCCCGCTTGCGTAGATGGCTTCCGGATCCCAGACCAACGGAACAAGGTCAGAGATGGATTCGATCGATTTGCGCAACTCCTGCGCGAGCTCGGTGACGCTGATCTTGCCGGCCAAGTACTCCAGAATCGCGGTGGCATCGGTACTGCTCTCACCCATGACGCCATTGGTCAGCGGATACCACGGCCCGATGTTGCCGCTGCGGTCGACCAGACGCCCCCAGAAGAAGAAGCGCGCGCCGGCTGCCAGTCCTAGCATTGAGTGGCGCGCTTGCGGATAAGCGAAGTCGCCGAGCTTGATCGCCCCGGCCAGGTTGTTGGCCGGGCTATACCAGATCTCGGTCCGCTCGGTGTCGGTAGCGCCCTGCGGGAATGACCACGCCAGATCGATTCCGAAGATGATGCCCGAGGCGGTGAGGCTGGCCAGCGATGGAGGCGGTTCGATCTTGCCGGTGATCTCGGTCAGCGGTGAAAGCGCGGGCATCGACACTGCGTTGAGCGCGTTTACAGCGCGCACGCGCGCCAGATACTGCCCGGCGTAGATGCCGCGCACTTCCAGGTTGGTGGTGGTGGCCCGGCCGGCCTTCACCCACGCCATATCGTCGCGGCGCCACTCGACGTCGTAGGCGATCGCCTTGTCGGCCGGGTCCCACGCGATGGTCAGCACATGCTGCGCGATGCCCTGCTCCACGAAACTGTGCGACGACAGCCGTACATTCGTCGGCGGCGGCTGCACGCTTGGCGGGATGATGCTGATCGGCGGCAACTCGATGCGCGCGCCGTCGTCGATCGCTGCGAACTTTTGTGGCACATGTTCGAGTGCGGTGATCTGGTAGGTGATGGCGTTCTCAGCTCCGTCACCCTCGGTGACGCCCAGCACCCGAAAGGTCTGCAGCGCGAGCTCGGCCGTCGAGACAGCCCAGACCGACGTCGCCACCGGCACAGTGGTCCATGGCACCGAGACTGAAACCGTCGAGCCGGCAATGTCGCTGATAGTGCGGGCCTGGCTGCGGCCATTGCTGCCAAGGACGCGGATGGTATCGCCGGCGCTCAATCCTGGCGGCACCACGTCCAGGTCGACCGACTGCAACCCCGCTGCCTTGATGCGCCCGCCGTTGCGGCGGCCGGCCCGGTTCGGGTCTGCCACTTCGATGATGTCGCCAGGTTGCGGCACCGCTCCCTCGAGGCCCACACCAAACGTGACGGTCTCGGTCTCAAGGTTCTCGGTGTACAGGATATGGAGGCCGATGCGCTGCGCCTGGGCGCGCGACGTGCAGCCCATCGCTGCCACTTCCACCTGCTGGATACCATAGCGGGCGATGCCCGGGCGGTACTCCACCGTCTCGACCTTGGCGCGGCCGAAGTCGTCCGGGTCATTCCAGGAGACCAACGCGACCGTATGTCGTACCTTCCGGGCTGAGCCGGAATAGGTGAACCGGCCGTCGATGACGTTCGTCTGGTTGAAGGCATACACCGGGTCCTGCGGCATGTCAGCCGATGCCAGCACCTGCCCAGCAGCGTAGTAGGTGATGCCGCGGAACACCGCCGCCATGTCCTGCAGCATCTTGTAGGCATCCTGCCTGGTCTGCAGGTAGACATTGCAGGTAAACCGCGGCTCCTGCCCGCCCTGTCCATCGCTCACCATCTGGTCGCAGTACTGCGCGATCTGGTACAGACGCCAGCGATCAACCCAGGCGGCCGGGATGCGATGGCCTAAGGCGAACCGGCCGTTCGTTACCAGGTCGTAGAACACCCAGGCCGGGTTGTTGGTCCAAGCCGGCTTCATGGTGCCGTCCCAAATACCGCTATAAGTGCGCGCCTGCGGGTCGTAGTTGCTCGGCACGGACACGATGCGGCCCAGGACGCGATAGGCGCGCGTCGGGATGGCTTGGAACTGGCCCGCGTCCACTTCCAGCGCAGCGAGAGCGCAATTGGGATAGCGCAGCTTGGCGTCGATGATCTCGGTCATCGACTGCACCAGCGTGGTGTCTGCGATGGTGGCGCTGTTTGCGTTGGGCGTCAGGCGGCGGACGCGGATCTGCCACTGGCTGCCCTCGGGCAGGTCGACGCGGTGGCTGCGCTCGTAAAGCGTGGTGGTCTTGCCGGTGAAAGCGTTGGAGATCACCGTGTTGAAAGCGCCGCCGTCGGTGCCAACGTCGATTGCGTAGCTGACGCTATGGCCCTCAATGTCGCCGTTCTTGGTGTTGGTCTTCTGCAGCGCCTGCACCGCGACGCGCACACGGATTGCTGACAGGTCCGAATTGGTGAAGCTGCGCACGACCGGCTGATCGCTGCGCAACTCGACATTGACCGCATTCTCGTTCTCCACGCTCGGGAAGCCGGCCAGGTGTTCCTGATCCTGGGTGCCGGCGCGCGTCTCGAACCGTACGTTCTGGAAGTTGAATCCACCGTCCGCACCCTGCAGCGGGGTGCCGTCAAGGTAGACCGAGCGCAGGCCATCCTTGAGCCCTGCAATCTCGCCTTCGCTGATGAGGTCGATGATCTTGGCGAAGGCGATCGATTGCAGGCTGTCCGGCGTCTCCACTGGTGTGCGAGCGGAGCTGGCCCCCTTCTTGGCACCGTGCAGCGCCGGCGCGCGCTCCTGCGCGTCGCCGCTCATTGTTGATCCTCAGCGAAGATGCCGCCACTGATGACGGCCGAGCCAGTCCAGGTGTCGCCATAGGCGACCGGCACCGGGTTGCCCTGCGCCTGGGTGTTAACCGGCCCATTGAACGCATAGCTCGGGCGGTTGTCCGGACTATCCTGCGTGCCCAATCCCTTCTGCGTTGGGGAAAGCATCTGCACAACGCCACCGATCACCATTGCGATGCCGGCATTGGTTAGCGGTACGCCGATCACGCCGTATCCCATCGAAGTGAGGACTACGCCAGCAACTACCAGCACTGCGCCGACGATCGTCTGCAGCACACCTCCGCGCTTCGAACCCTGCAGCACAGGCGCGATGCGGATGGCGTCATCGCCGGGAGGATCGTGCAGCTGATCTTCTGAGAGGTTGCGCCGGCCGTTGAACACCGCGAACGTCAGTCCACGATCCTTGGCGCCCATGAGGAAGCCTTGGAAGCCTGCGAGCTGCACGGACAGCGCGCGGATGGCCTCGGCCGGCGATGCCACCGCCAGCCGGAACTCCTTGCCAAACTTGGCGCGCAGCACGCCGTACAGCCGCACCACGCGCACCTTGGGCACTGCATGCATGCTCATGCAGCACCGCCGGTGGCGAGCTTGTGGCGCACCACACGCACCGTGCGGTCAGCCCAATAGCCGCCGTAGGGCACGCGCCCCGACAGCCGGTCCGCGAGGTGGTGCAGCATCTGCCCCTCACCCAGGTACACGCCGGCATGGTTCGGCACCGGCGCGCGGATCTGCATCACGATCATGTCACCGCGCTGGGGTTCGTCCTGAATCTCCGCGAATCCCTCGGCCTGCAGCCGCTCGAGTGCGTACAGATCGCCACCTTTGTTCCACCAATCATCTGCGCGTTCGTAGTGCGACAGCTGGATGCCCAGCTCGCGCGCGTAGAAGTCGCGCACCAGCGTGTAGCAGTCGAGTACGCCGTGGGCGAACTGGCGACCCACCAACGGCGCCACATAGCCGCTCGGCTGGATGGTCTGCACCTCGCCGCACTCCGGCACCCCGTCGACCTGCCCGACACTGATGATGTGCCACGTCAGCCCGCTGGCTTCGCACATCGCCTTGTCCGCATCCGAAGCATGCGCTGACGCATTCGGATGGCTGTGCACCAGCGCCACGATCTGGCCGGCATCTTCCGCAGCGGCGTAGTCCTCCCCCGGCAGGATGAAGTGCTCGCTGGGCGTGGTGGCGACGTTGCGGCACGGCCGGTATTGCTCGCCTGTACCGGACAGCACGACCAGCCCGCAGCACTCGCGCGGGTACTCAGCGGCGGCATGCGCCTGGATGGCCATGAGGGTTGCGTGTTCCATGTGATCGCCCATGAAAAAGGCCCGCACATGGCGGGCCTGGAAGGTCTAGATGCTGCTCGCGCGCTACGTGCGCAGCAGGCCGGCGGCGGGGAATCCGCCGTAAGGCAGCGGGTTGTTCGCGCCAAAGCGCAGCTTGCAGGACCGGACCTTGCCGCCGCAGACATCAAGCGCCGGATCGCTCACCGGGTTGTCGTTGATGTCGGCCACCGGTGGGCCGTTGTACCCGCAGTACGGGCCGCGATAGCCTCCGCGAATGATCCAGCTGCAGGTGTTGGCGATGATCTGCCGGCCCGGCAACTGCTCGCCGTTGAGATCGGCGGCAGTGGCCAGCTCGAACTCCACCTGCGTGTGGTCTTCGCTGACCTTGCGCTCGATGAACCAGATCTCGTCGGGGAAGTGCTCGTCCGGGTCGGCCGTCGGATTGCCGCCGGCAAAATTCACTGGATCCAAGTACTTGGTCAGGGTCTGCCGGCGGATCACGCGCGCGCCCACCAGGTCGTCGTACAGCAGGCAGAGCGCGGTAATGGTGCCGTCGATGTTGCTGACACGAAGCCGCGGGTTCGGCGGCTGGTCGCTGGTGCGTTCAAAGCCGGTAGCTTCTACCGGCCAGGGATCGTAGACCTGGCCCTGCCACACGATCGGAGTGCTTTGAAGGTGGGCGTGAAAGAGCAGCGAGTCTGCCCCCAGCGCGGTTGCGTCGAGTTCGAACACCGTCACCCGTGCGCCAGGCTCCAGGGTTTGGATGTCCGCGAGAATCGACATCAGCCCAGCTCTAGCCGGATTGCTTCGAACAACAGGCGGCCATATTCCATGGGGTCCGTCGGCATTGCGTTGAAGGGCATCCACTCGGAATAGCCCGGCAGCAGCACCTCACACGATGCCCAGCTCTTTGTGTCGTCCCCCCATGCTGCGTTGCGGTATTCCATCGCAACTGTGGGCGCCTCAACGATGCCGTCTTGCGGCTGCATCAACTTCATCAGCTGATCCTCACGAAGATCGCATTGGTACCGCCATCGAGCCACACGCCCGTGCACTTCCAAATTCCGGGCCGTCCGTTGATTGCCTTTGTTGCTCCCTCGGCAAGACCATCACGGGTCGTCGCAACCAACCAGCCGGGCGAGTTCGTGGTGAGCGGGTCGTACCAGGACGTATGGAGCATGTCGCCGAGTGAAACCGCATCGACCTGGACTTTTAGGCGACCGCTGCCAACGGTATTCCAGCCGACGTAGACCGTGTTGGCTCCCATCCCCGTGCCGCCGCCTTGGCGCACGGGCCTGAATCCAAGCGACGCCTCCTTGCCTGCAATGGCGGTGTCCTGATCCGCGTTCTTCTGGTACAGCTCGCCGAAGTTGTCATTCGTCTTCTGGAATGCAGCGCGCGGGGGATCGCCGCGGCCTCCGCCCTGCTGGGGAGTGTCGAGGTCGATAATTTGGCGTGCCATGAGGTTCCCTTACGGCTGAAAGTGTTGTTCGAAGGTGGCGGAAAGCGTGTAGTTGTCCGCGCCGTGCGCCACCGAGTTGTAGCCGGTGCATTGGTAGTACCCCTGCGTCGAAAGCGGCGGTGTCCATAGGAATGACCGGCCGACATGCGCGTCCAGGAAATCGGCAATCTGCCTGATCAACGCCTGCTTGCCGACGCGCGAGACGTTCCAGCTCTGGCGCTTGGAGTTCAGGCCGTCGGCCGATGTCTGCCGGTAGCCGTCCCCGAACTGCGCCGCGCGGACGGCGAATGTTGCGGTGCCGCTGGCCTCAAGCCGAACCGGCCATGTGAAGACCTCAGCCACGACCACCTCCTGGTGCGAACATGCCGCCCGGGCGCATCTGCTGCTGCAGCACCCGCAGCACCATCGGCTGGATCATCTGATTCAGCGCGCGCAGCATGTCGTTCTCGTCGCCGTTGGTGGTCGTGCTGGCAGTGCCGTCACTCTGGATCACGTTGCTGATGTGCAGGCTCACGCCACCGGCGGTACCGGATGCCACGTCACTGACGGGCCGGCCTGCCGTGATCGGCACCACGCGACCGCCCTGGTTGCCTGGAATCATGTAGGTCTTGCCGCCGGCCTCGTACATCTCTGGCCGACCGCCCTCGCCCACTTCGTACAGCGCCCCGGCCGCGACCGGGCCGCCGCCGGCGCGGGACCCTGCGATAGCGCCACCGATCGCTGCCACCCAGCTGTTACCGGAGCTGGCAGCCATCGTGCCCAGGGCCTTCAGCAACTGCGACGCAGCAAGGTCAGCAAGCATGCGCTGGATGGTCTTGGCAAAGCCCTTGACCATGCCGCCCAGCCCTTCTTCGAACGGGTCGAAAAGGAAGTCCGAGAGCGCGCCCTGGATGCTGCGCGCCGCCTCAAGGCTGTATTCCTTGATCATGTCGCTGCCTTCCTTGGTCTTGGCGATCATGCTTTCGTAGCCTTCGCCGTAGATCGCCGCGTAGTCGTCCATGGCGTCCTTCGTCTGGGCATAGCTCTCCAGCAGCCGCGCCTGCTCCTCGCTCAGCGCGCCGAACGCGCCGGTGCGGATGTCATAGGCAACCTTGACGGCCTCGCCGATCTGCCCGTGAAGCGCCAGTTCTCGCTCCAAGCCCGCCAGGTAGGTGTTGACCTTTTCGTCAGTCGCGCCGTAGATGGCCGCGATGTCTTCGTTGACGTCCTTGATCTGGGCCAGCTGCAGCAGGCTCTGCGCCTGTGCGCCGGTGATGCCCTTGAGCGATCCGCTCTGGAGCTCATACAGCACCTTGGCGTATTCGGTGTTTTGGCCGGTGAGCGCCAATTGCTTGGCCAGCTCCGCCGACATTGCGGTGTAGGTCTTCTGCAGCTCAGCCGCGGCCTTGCCCGCCTCCTTGTCGGTGTACTCGAACGCCGCCGTCTTGGCCGGGCGGACCAGCGCCGCATCGTCCGGCATCGCGCCGTTTTCGAGCAGCTTCACCTCGGGTCGGTTGCGCTTGGTGATCTCGCGCTGGAGCGCCAGCTGTTGCCGCAGCAGATCGTTGAGCTGCTCCTGCTTCTTGACGGACTCCGGCTCAATGGCTTGGATGAGACGCCGCTGCGAAGAAACCGCGCCTAGCTGCTCATTGAGAGCTGCAGTGGATGCATCGCCCAGCGCCGACGTGTTTGCGCCTTCAAGATCTCGCAGTTCCTTCAGCCGACCGATGTAGTTCACGAGCATGACGACGCCATTCGCCATCTCGGCGGTCAACCCTCCCACCCACGTAGTCAGATTGACGATAGCGCTCTTCGTGCTGTCGCTCCCCATGAATGCGGTCAGCTCCTTGACCTGCGGCAACAGCTCGGCGCCCACCTGATTCTTCAAGCCCTGGAACGCCAGATCCATCTCGGCCGTCTGGACGCGCAGTTCTTTCAGCGATTTCGTAGTCTGCGCATCAAGCACGACGCCGAGGCGCTCAGCCTCGTCGCCCCACTTCCGGAAGCCCTCGCCGTTGTTGGCAAGCAGCGGGGCCAGCAGCGACGCGTCGTTCGCGATCGCCTCCAGGTAAAACACCATGTCGCCTTGCGACACGCCAGCCTTCTCGAGCGCGCTGTAGTACTTGCCCAGCGCCTCCGGCCCGCTGAGGTTGCGAAACTCCTTGGCTGTCAGCCCTACCTTGGGAGCGATGTTGGTGAAGAAGTCCTGCAGCTCACCGCCGCCGTTTTGCAGGAAGTCGCCAACCTTGTCCTGCGTGTCCTTGAAGATGTCGGACAGCTTGTCCTGCTGGATGCCCACCGTCGACGCGCCGGCGGCGAGGCGCTGGAAGCTCTGCTCGCTGGTGCCGGAAAGCCTGGCGAAGCGCTCGATCTCGCCCGACGCGGTGGCCAGCTGCCTGGTCCAGTTGAGGGTCGCAGTGCCTGCCACGGCCAGCCCGCCCACCACCGCACCGCCGATCTTGCCGAATGCCGCGCCAACTTCGACGGCGGTGGTCTGCGAGTCCTTACCGAACTTGCGCACCTGCTTGCTGGCCCGGTCGGTATCGGTCTCGAACGAGCCGGTCCGCATCAGCAGATCAACGACGATTGAACCTGCAGTTGCCATGTTCGTCCTATCAGCGGTCGAAGCCGAGCGCCCGCACCACGTCGCGGTCGGCGTCGCTCAGCTCGGGGTCGGTGGGTGTGGGAGCGAGTGCCGTCAGCACCTGCTCGAACTTGCCGCCCATCGAGGCGGCGATGATCGCGGCCGGGCGGTGGTGCCGGTGCAGATCGTCGAAGGGATACAGCGTGTAGTAGGTGCGCCAGCCGGCCATCTCTGTTTCCGGCATCGCATCAATTTCGGTGAGCGTCTTCCCCAGCGCTAGAGCGAGGGTGTATCGGAACCACTCTCCGGTGCCTCGCTCGGCGAGCTGACGTTTCCCTGGTAACTGTGCACCCCGCTAATTGCGGCGGCGAGCGCGTACTGCACGCTGATCTTCAGGTTGCGAGCCTGCTCCAGCGTCAATGCCGGCTTCCCATCCTCCGTGCAGATCGCCTTGGCAATCAGGCGTGCCATGGATTCGGATTGCTTTTCCGGATCATCGCTTTGTTGGCCAACGGCGAAGGCTCGCACGACGCCTGCCTGCTGCTCGCGAATGTAGAACGTATGCTCCTTGCCGTCGGGCAGCGACACCTGACGCGTCTGCACATCCGGCGAAACGAACAGCGATGAATCGAACAGCGGCGGCGCGGTGGGAATGGGATTGGTCATAGACAGTTCCGTCAGAGAGAACGGGCCGGCGCTGGGCCGACCCTGCAGGTTGGGATCAGGCCGCCAGCGGCTTGCCGTAACGGGTCACACCACCACTGCGCTGCACCGTGACCGTGCCGCGCACAATCTCGTTGGTCGCGATGTCGATGTTCACGTCGGCGACGTAGCCCTTGAAGGCGAACCCGGAGCGAGCGCTTGCCAGAGGCGGTACCAACGCGTCGTCCACGCTCAAGGTCGGCGCGGCAGTGCCATCGCTCAGGCCGATGTACCAATCCACCACCTTGCCGCTGTCCTTCAGCGCGAACAGAGCATCGTGCGATGCGTTGCTCGGGATGTAGTTGAACGGCATGGACACCTGGCCCGGGTTGCCGAGGCCGCGCTGATAGGTGCGGTCTGTGGTCGCATCGAGGCAGGTGTCTTCGATCTGGTCGGCGGCACCGCCCAGGCCGGACGCACCGGTGGGGCATGCGAACTTGGTGATAGCCGGGCCGCCAGCGGCGTCCGGATCGACGAAAAACAGGTGCGTGCCCTGGGTCTTGACGACGCCCTCGGTCATGGCTAAATCCTCATGTGCGCCGCGCGAGGGCGGCTGTGTAGAAGCGACCAGGCGTCAGCGCTGGTCGATGAAATCGGCCTCGAGGCCGATGCGGTAGAGCCTCGTTGCCGAGTCCCTGTTATTGATGACCACGCGATTGGCGATCAGGAGCTCATCCAGCGCCGCGCGCACGGCCAGGGCCAGCTCTTCAATGCCAGAGTCGGTCGCGTGGTAGCAGTCGATCTGCACGCTGGTCGCGTCGCCTCTCGGCGCTTCGCTCAGCGTGTCGTACGGCAGGCCGGTGACGATCTGCCAGACGATGTAGGGCCGCTGCTCGTCCTGCGGCACCTCGCCGTGGCGGCCGATGCGATCGGCGACGATGGCGGCGACCGCAGGCGTGTGGATGGTTCGATAGACCTTGGGCAGCATCAGCGCACCACCCTGCCCTTGGCCAGCTTCTTCGTCAGCCGATCCAGTCGCGTCAGCAGATCATCGGTGACGATGTCGATCACCTGCGAACCGCGGCGCTGCACGGCCGGACGCAGCCATGGCCGAGCCGGCTGGAGGGCCGAGCCGTATTCCATGAGCTGCGCGGCACGGCGCGTGCTGGTGCGGGCACCCTTGGCATTGACGAAGGACACGCGGCGCACGCGCACCAGCTGGCGCTCACCCTTGGTGCCGGTCGGCGCCTTGCCGCGGCTGGCGATCACCGCCTTCACTGTGGTGCCCGTGCTGTCGTCGCCGTCGGCGGTGATCTGGCGTTGCAGGTTCTCCTTGGCCCGGTCACGCAAGAACCGCGCGCCCTTGGCCAGGGCCAGCTTCACAGGCCCGCCGCGCTTGCTCACCACTTCGGCAGGCAGCGACTGCAGCAAGCCGACAACATCGCCGATGCCGTCCAGCTTGATATCGACCTTCATGCTTACTGCCCGTCGTTGGTGCCGGTCGAAACCGGCAGCGTCAAATACTCCAGGCCACTCTCGCGATCGGCGAGTGCACCCTGGATGTTGTAGATCTCGGCATCGGCGCCGTTGCGCACGTGCACCGCGCGCATGCTCGCCAGAATGCCGGCACGGTACCGGATGGTGATGCGCGCCGAGACTTCACTCTGGCCTGCGCCGGCGGCGATGAACTCCCGGGCGGATAGCGGCTCGATCGCCGCGGCGAGCGTGCCGGCGTGCACCGGCTGCCAGGTGACCACCTGCACGCCGTCCTCGTCCCGCGCAGTCACCTGCCGCTGGATGCGGATTCGGTGCCGTAGCTTGCCGGCGGCGAGGCTCATACGCCGAGGCCTACCCGGTGCGGCCAGAGCAGCGCGTGCGCTCCCAGCGGCAGCTGGTTGGCGGTCTCGTCGGTCACGGCCTCGCGGTTCCGGAAAAGGTGGCCCGCGATCAGCAGCACCGCGGCGGTGATCGAGGCATTGGTCACGATCGGGTCGCCGCCGGCTGTGCCATCGAGAACCGCCTCGGCTAGCGCATCTGTGTCCGGGTAGACGCGCCGGTTGAGGAAGTCCTGGGCGGCCTGCTCGGCTGCGTCGACGTAAACCGTCAGCAAGGAATCGTCGGAACTGTCGGCCCGGCAGTGCTGCCGGGCCTGCTCGATGGTTACCAGATCCATGGCTCAGGGCTTCCGCTTCGCCGCGGTCTTCTTGGCGGCCGGGGCGCCCGTATCGTTGGCCGGCGGATCCGGCTCCGGCGCAGCCTCAGCGCCCTCTCCCACCTGGGTGGCACGGCCCTCGTCGAGGAACTTTTGAGCTAGGCTGGAATCCAACTGCACGGTCAGGCCGGCCCGCGGGTCGGGCTTCTTGAACTTGATGAGCATGTCGTTCTCCCAGAAAGAAGCCGGCCTTGGCCGGCTTCGTTGGATCAGGCGACGTTGCCGAAGTCGCCGTAAATGAAGGCCTCGGGGCGATACACGGCCAGGGCCAGGCGCTCTTCTGCCAGGATGGTGACCATGTTCTTCACGAAGTCGTCTTCGTTCTCGGTCGCCACTTCGACGCGGGCCTGCCAGCGATCGAAGACCTGTGCGCCCAGGCGGAATGCACCGGTGAGGAACTTATCCTCAGCAATGGCGGCGGTGGCGACCACCGGCAGGTTCCACAACGTGGCGCCGATGGTGCCTTGCGGATTGCCGATGATGTAACGACCCGTGGTGTCCTTCAGCAGCTCGATGCGTGCCCAGTCGATCGGGTTCATCACGATGCCGCTGGCCGGGAACTCCGCCAACTGCGCCTGCAGCATCGCCAAGCGCACTTGGTCGATGATGGTGGCGCCGGCGATGTCCAGTGGCGAGGCATAGGCCGATGCCTGCGGGATGATGCCCAGCAGGTTCTGGCCGGTGCCGTCGCCGCTCAGCAACTGCTGCTCTTCCTTGAAGGCCAGACCATAGCGCAGGCGACCATCGATGTAGCTGGCCAACTGCGATGCATCGCTCAGGATCTGGCGCGACGCCTTCATGTAGTGGGCGATGACCTTCGCAGTCGTGCTCACCATGTCGAATTTCAAGCTGGACTCGGGCTTCTTAGCGGTCTCCGCCACCATCCCGGCGTTGTTGGTGAAACCGGTCTCCTTCACGTACTCGAACGCGTTTCCGTCCATCCGGCCAGGGGTGATGAGGTCGCGCACGGTCAGGCGGCGATCCGGCGGTGCAATTACGCCCGGGACCCGGGTGGTCTGCACGAGATCGCCGGCCGAGCCATCAGCATCGGTGGTGAGCGAGGTGATGGCCGCCTGGAAGGTCATGTCCACGCGACCGCGCGGCGTGGTCTTCCCGGCGAAGGACTTGAACTCGTCGCTGCCGACGAACTGCTGGCCATAGCTCTGATGCTGGACGTCGCCGCCAGCACCATTGGCTTCGATCTTGGCGATCATCTGCTCGGCGTTCTGCAAGTTCGCCTGCAGCTCACCCTGCTTCAGCAGCAGATCATCGACTTTGGCGCGGGTGTCCTCGGCCATCTTCGCACTGGCCTTGATCTCGTCCTGCGCCTTTTCTGCCATCGCCTTGACATCGTCTCCGATGCGCTTCAGTTCGGCCTGGATGCCTTCGGGAAGCGCGGCGAGCACCGGTCCGGCCATCATCGCTCCAGCCAAGTCCGGCGAGAGGATGTGGTGGATAGCGGTGGCGGCGCTTGCATCGAAGGCCACGACCAGGGCAGCCAGCGCGAACAGCGCCAGCCAGATGCTGTACTTCTTCATGGGAATTGCTCCGTTCAGTTGAGGGAAAAACCACGCAGCGCGGAGGCGAATGCCTCATCGCTGTTTGACGCTTGGCCAGTGCTAGCCTGGCCGTCCTCGGTGGGATCTCCCTCACCGCCGCCAGCGGGATCACCCGCGCTGGACTTGAACTCGCTGATGAGTCGCACGGCCTCACTTTTAGGCATGCCGCTGGCACGCAGCGCAGACTCGATCCGTCGCACTGCCGATGCGCTCGCCTTTGCCGCACCTCGCTCGACCTGGTCACTGGCCAGCAGCTCGTCAGCGAAGCCATCTTCGATTGCTGCTTCGCCGCCGATCCAGGTCTCTGCATCCATAAGCTTGGCCATGGATTTCCGGTCCTGGCCGGTCCGGGCGGCGTAGATGCTGGCCATGGCATCGTCGAAAGGCTTGAGCGTGTCAGCCACCTCGATCAGGTCGTTACGATTGCCGACCGCCATGACCCATGCGTTGTGGATCATCAGGAAGCCAGCGCGTGCAATCTGCACGGTGTCGCCAGCCATCGCGATGATGGAAGCTGCGGATGCGGCCAGGCCAAGGACCTTCACCGTGATCTCGCCGTCGTGCTCGCGCAGCAGGTTGTAGATGGCCAAACCCTCGAACATGTCGCCGCCGGGGGAGTTGACATTGACCGTGACCGGTCCCTTGCCCATCGCGCGCAGCGCGCCAGCGACACGCCTGGCCGTGACGCCCTCGCCCGCCCAGTAGTCCTGGCCGATGACGTCATAGACGCTGATGGTTCGCTCCTCATCGGATTCGGCTGCAGCGCGCACGCCCGCATTCCAGCGATCCATGGCGCGCGGCTGGATCTGGCTGCTGACTGCGGCGCAGGGCCTACCCTCCGGAGCACCCGGCAGCGTCTTTATCGTCATCTCTGTTCCTCAGTCCCGCGCGGCGGCGGGTTCTTCAATGCCCAGGAGGGCGCGGAGCGAGGCGCGTACCTGCTGCGCCTGCTGATCGTTCTGTCCCAGCGCGTCGAGCGGCAACATGGCCGACTGCACGGTCAGGACCGCAGCATTCCCGCCCATCGGCTCCCGGTCCTCTAACTCGCGCACCTCGTCGCGGGTCAGGATGCCGTTGTTCACCATGGCGGCGTAGAAGGCAGCACGGCCGGCGCTGTCCGCGCGCAGAAGGCCTTCGACCGCGAATTTCGCGTAATAGCGCGTGCGCTCGCCGGCGGTCAGCAGATCCTTGCTGATGGCCTGTTCGATACGGCGGAGCCAAGGACCAAGCGTGAAGGTGAGGAAGCCAATCATCTGCTGCTCGATGCCACTGCCCCAGCTCGTGCTCTTCTCAGTGTGGCCGACCATCCATGGCGGAACACGGAACCAGCGGCAGATCGATTCCACCGAGAACGCCCGCGACTCCAACAGCTGGGCGTCGCTTGGCTTGATCCCCAGACTCCCTGCATCGGTGCCTCCCTCGAGCAGCGGCGTTTCGCCTCGCTCGATCGTGCCCATCAGATTTTTCTTGAACTCGTCGCGCTGGTCCGGCTTCAGGAAGGTGGCAACCTTGTAGTAGACGGTTTGCAGCAGGCCATTCTTGAAGGTGCGGGCTGCGGCCCTGTCAGCGGCGATTGCCGCGCCGAACACCTTGGCGCCATAGCTGATCACCGAAACACCGTTCAGGCCGTCGAGCGTGAAGCCCGGAATGATCCAGATGCGCTCGCGCGGGATAACGCGGCGAGACCCGTCAGTCCGCGGATACACGAAGATCTTGCGGCCCTGGATGTCGCGGTTCACCACCAGCTTGTCGGGGTCCAGGAACGACAGGCCGATCAGGCGATTGCCGGCGTAGAGCTTCTCGGCATGCGCAGCGCCGCGCAGCAACATGGCGGCGACCATCGCCTCCCAGAAAACAGAGGCCGTCGAATCTGCGTTTGGCTGGTCATGGATGACGAAGTGGAGAGGGTGTTGGCCGGCAACGCGTTTACCGCCTGATGTTCGTTCGAACATCGATAGCGGGAGCGTTGCAATTGTTTCGGAGATCAGTCGGACACAGGACCAGGCTGCATCCACCTGCAAAACTGTCTTGGGGGTTACCTCTGCACCTGTCTCTGATTCCGTCTGCCGGTCGACATAGAGGTCCTTATCCTTGGGCGAAAACGAACGCACCCAGCCGTCGACAGCTGCAGCAATCCGCCGCATCACGCCGGTCTTCGGTTGGTTCTTCATCGCGTTCCAGTCCTCACCGGGCTGCTTAGCCAATTATTAAAATCGACCTCTTCGTTACCTTCACTGGCGAACGCCAGGCCTACTGCCATCAGCAGAGCTGTCATGTCATCGATCTTCTCTGCCGAGCGCTTCTTGTCCGGCGCCATGTTCAAGTTCTGATCTGTGCGCGCGACCAGGTTCGATGCGCACCACGTGAGTACCGGGTCGCCGTCGTGCACCAGCTTGCCGCCGATGTAGGCGCGCTCCAGTTCCTGCATGGCCGGGTGGTAGGACTTCGTGCCCTGCACGAACTCCACCAGCGGCACCTCGGCGGCGACAAGCCGGCTCACCATCTCGGTGGCGTTCCAGCGATCGAAGGCAATCGACTGGACGTTGAAGCGCTCCACGACCTCAAGCACTGCACGCTCGATCGCTGCGTAGTCGGTGACTTCGCCCTCGGTCTGCTCCATCAGGCCCGCCGCAACCCACCCGGCATATGGCACGGTGCCTCGCTCGGTTCGCTGCGCTACCGCCGCGGCGGGAACCCACCGCCTCCCCCAGGTGATGATGCGATCACCCACACGCCACACCAGCCTCAGGGACGTCAGATCCCGCGTACTCGCCAGGTCGAGACCGCCCCAACATGGCGCGTCCCGCAGCGCCTCCAGGTCAACCACACCCGCGCACGCGTTCCACTTCGGCAGCGCCACCCAGCTGTTGGCCGAGGCCGCCGGCCGGTTGACGCGCTTGATCTCGAACTCGGCCAGCTTCGACGGCATCCGCTTGGCCTCGACCGCCTCCTTGCGGATGGCTGCCAGCAGGTGCGGATTGGAGTCGATCAGCGGATTCGCTTTGATCCACTTCGACTCGTCGAACGTGTCGTCGGCTTTAGCGCCTGTTGCCTTGTCCTCCTCGTCGATCGCGAAGAACAGTGCGAGGTAGTGGTCGGCCTCGTGTCCGAACACGCCGGCCAGCAGCTGCTTCACAAACTGCCTGATCTCAGCCCAGGGACCGGGGTTGGTGTAACCCTCGGTGGTGGTGAAGAGCCAGAGCGGGTTCTGCCGCGCGCCGGCAGCGGACTGCAGCACATTGAGCAAGTCCGGCGTCTTGTGGGCATGGATTTCATCCAGACCGACGTGCGACGGGTTGAGGCCGTCTTGCGTGCTGGCCTTGGCGTGGATTGGCTTGAAGCTCGCGCCGATCTCCATCCGCGTGATCGACTTCGCCCAGGTCTCCAGCCCATAGGCCTCGCGCAGGTCGGGCGTTTTCTCCACCATCCGCTTGGCGACGTTGAAGATGATCGACGCCTGCGGGAAAGTCGTTGCAGCCGAGATGACCTGCGCACCCTCCTCGTTCTCGCAACACTGGCAGTACAGCAAGATCGCCGACGCCAGCGTCGATTTCGCATTCTTGCGCGCCACCGCGAACAGCGCGGACGTGAAGCGCCTGGATCCGTCAGGCTTTCGGAACCCGAACAGCTGCACGACGAAGAACACGTGCGACCGGTGCATCCGGATCTCTGGCGTCTCCCACTTGCCTTCGACGTGTGGGAGCAGCTCGATGAACCCGCATGCATGGCACGCATGTTCCGGCGAGAACCGGAAGGGTGCGCCGCGCTTCCTCGCGCGCGCCAAGTCATCGATAAACCGCTTTGCGGCCTGCCGGATCAACTTGCCGAACCGCAGCCCTTTCTTGTCGGCGATCGCTTCCTGCGCGTACGCAATGGCCACGCCGACATAGTCGGAAGGATCCGGCTTGCGGGCGCGCGGCGCGGCCCTGCCCTGCTTCTTCGGTGGCGCCTTCTTGGCAGCCGGCTTACTTGCCCGGCGCGGCGAGCGCGGCGAACTTGTTGCCGGGCTTCTTGCTGTCGCCACCCGAACTCACCTTGCGCCTGCTGGCGGGAGTCATGCCGAACTCGGACATCAGCGCCTTGAACGCTGTGTCCTCGGCGGCCGTTATGTCCATCCCCGCCTTCTGCTTCATCACCATGCGTTGCCAGGCGTAGCAGAGTTGCTGGAGTGCGTAGAGGTCGACGACCTGCAAGACCTTCGCCGCGACCAGCTGCGGGCCGAGATCACGCCACATGGCGGCGCCATCGGCGTTCAGATGCTGAGGGGCGTCGGGAAAATCATCGATCAGGTCGAACTCGGGAACGTCCGGCACCTCGCGGTCCGGCCGGGCCGTCCCGGCGATCACCTTGAGGGCCGGAGCTGTTGGCTTCCGTCCTCTCATTTTTCAAATCCTAATTTTGACCGTGCGAAAATTTGGCTGAGCGGCCGGTGTCCGACCCCAACCCCTCAAAGTTTTGCCCTACCCCCCGGGGTTGGGGACGGTCGGCCGACCTGCCGCGTCGCGGATGCGAACGGTTCGCGCCGCGCGCCGCCTCGGCCTTGGTTTTGGCGATGTGACAGTCGACGCAGATGGCCTGCAGGTTGTTGTCTGCGCCAGTCCCGCCTTCAGCTTGGGGGACGATGTGGTCGACCTCCTCGGCAGCCGTGACGCGGCCAGCGGCGCGGCATGGGACGCAGAGGTATTGGTCGCGCTTCATGATCTCGTCGCGCTTGCGCCGCCACGGCCGGCCGCCGCGTCCTTGCCCGTAGTTCTCGGGCTGCGCCTGGGCAACGTGGACCGGCGCGATCCGCTGCAGTGGCTTATGCCGCGACGGGAAGCCAGGCATCAGTCCAGGCTCATGGATTGATCTCGCTCACCACCAGACAGCTCGCCGTCGAGCGTGCATGCCGGCTGCTCTTGCTCTTGATCATCGCCAGCCAGTGCAGCGATCAGCGTGTCGAGCTTCTCCTCGATGCGATCTAGCTGTGTCGCATGCAGATGAGTCACGGCATCACCTTGGTGCGGTCTGCGGTAATGATTGCTTGGCAGGCGTCGACGTGGTCATCAGCGTCTCGGCCGACTTGAACAACAGCGCCCGCAACCTCGCTTCGTAGTTGGGCGTGCGCATCACGTTCGATGGCGCCGGTGACGGAGCGGGACAGGAGGTCGGTATTACATGTGGCGAGGTCGTTGCGCAGCTGGAGCACACCACTGCGCAGGTCAGCCACAACAGCATCAGGGACGGCCTGGGCCGCCTGCCGGTCTTCTTCATGCTTGGCTCCAATGTCGGCCAGTGCCTCGGCGTGTTTGTGTTCGATGGCGCGCGCCGCCTGCTCAACTTGTAAGGCTTGCTTACCAGTTGCTACCTGGACATTGGCCGCAGCCGCCTCGGCCCGATCGCCTCGCCATGCCCAGCCAGCACCGACCATGGCTGCAGACCAGATCAGCGAAGCAACGATGGCGATCAGGATGCGATTCATGCCAATGGCCTACCGATCGTGATCGGGCTAGCCAACACCTGGTCTTCGCGCATGAAGCAGGAGGCAACCTCCAAGGACAGGTCTATCAGCAGGCACCACAGATGCAAGGCGGGCACCTTCGGCGTGCCAGTCACCTGGTCATCGCCATCAACGCGCAGCCATGCTGGCACACCGAACAAGCGGCCTTCGTGAGTCATGCCGTTCGCGATCGCGACTGTCTCGCGGACGTAAAGAGCGGGGAGCAGCCCGGCCAAGCACGACAGGGTGCGCTTCATGCGTTCACCATTTGACGTAGACGTTTGCTGAGCTTCCGGGCCCGGCAGGCCACGATCCCACTTGTCAGGCACTGGGCTTTCTCGAACTGTTCGAACCGAAGTAGTAGCCGCCGACGATGCCGGTCAGATTGACCAGACCACCTACCAGCAGCAACACGATGTCTTTATTTTCTGGCGGGATCGCCACACCAAGCATTGCGGCGAGAATGACCAGGTTGGTGGCGATCACCAACAACGCCAGGCCGCCGCGCGCTTGCGCGAGCGTATAGCGCGATAGGCTCACGATTGCAGGCTTGCGGCGCCCATGGCGAGCCGCATTACCAAGCGAGATACAGCGCGTTTGTCGCGCTCCGTCGCATCGCTGAAGAGCTCCCAGCGAAACTCCTGAATCACCGAGCCGAACTCCAGCCAGTCACCGCGGCGCGCCGCTGCCCACAGGTCCGTGGCGTCGCGCACCAGCTCGGCGCCGATGATGTCCGCGATCGCAATGATGTACGGCAGCGACGGGCGCATCTCGGGATGCACGGCGAGCAGTTCGAAGAAGCGGCCTCGCAAGGTCTCCTGCGCTTCCATCACGTCCTCGGTCAGCTCCATGGTGGCTACCCGCTCACTCTGCTCGCGCGTTTCGATGGCGCGCCCATAGCCCAGGCGCAGCACATTGCGCGCATCGCGGCGCGGCCGCGCGGTACGGCCCCAGCATTCCTGCAGTAGCTCAACCGCTTCGGTGAGCGATTGACGCTCTGCCGCCAGCAGGGTCGCGTCGTCAAGATCCGGCACCATCATGCCCCCAGCGCCTTGAGCGCCTTGGCGTAGCGCGCCCGCCGATCGGCGGCACCGTTCTGCCCGCCGTTGACCCGTTCGGTGATGTCGTCGAACCGACCGGCATCGGCCAGTGGGTTCAAATTGCGCGTGTCCCAGAATGCCGCGGCGGCGAGCGCGCCCCACTTGGGCTGCTCCAGCATCTCGGGCTGCTTCTCGAAGTCCGGCACATCCCGCACGCCCTTGGCGCGCAGCGTGTCGCGCATGCCCGCGTAGTTGGCTCGACCGGTGTTCTGGATCGGGCCGCGGCCGCGGAATCGATAGCCGTCGCCGCTCGCTTCGTCGCCATTGCCCAGGCGGTTCGCATACGCCGCATTGCCCAGGCCGACCGAGTTTCGCGCCAGCTCCTTCACTCGTGAAAGCAGAGATCGCCAGCGGCTACCCGCAGCAGCGCGCTTGCACACGGCCGTCAGGTTTTCCAGGCTGTAGTTCAGGCCTTCCACCAATGCGGCCAGGCCTGCCGACTCGTGGCCAACCTGCGCCAGGAACGCCGCCATGCGGCGCGGCGTGCTGATGCTGTACAGGCGGCACGCCTCGCTGATCGGCTCGATCCAGCGCTCCGCAGTTCGGTCAGTGCAACCCACCGCCTGCTTCAGTTGTTGGGCGGTCAGCTGCATCTTGTCTCCAAAAACAGAAAGCCCCACCGTCACCGGCAGGGCTGAATTGGCGGAAGCGGCTGGATTCGAACCAGCGGACCCTTTCGGATCTACGGCTTAGCAAGCCGCTGCCTTCGGCCTCTCGGCCACGCTTCCTGATTTGGTGGGGCGACGTGGAGTCGAACCACGCGAGTCTCAGACGCCGGATTTACAGTCCGGCCCAGCGCCCATCTGGCAACTCACCCCTGAATTTGCAGGCGGCCGTTCCCAGCCCTTCATCGGCTGGCATCCGCCAACCCGACCTGCGTGATTGTTGAGCCGGCACAGTGGATGCGTCGCTGAGGCGCTGCCGTCACGGAGCGCCCCTTCTATGCGACTCCAGCGGGAAGCCTCACGGCTGGCCGGTTGCCTGGATTCGCACCCACTGTGACTACCGACTCGGAAACCCGGAACGAAAAAAGCCCCCAGATCTCTCCGGAGGCTTTTCTCACCAATGCGCTTAATTTACTTATTTACCCCTGGGTGTCAAACATATTTTTCATCCCTACATCGGAGCCTCTCGCCAAGCCTTGCCGCTGGCACCATCAGGCCAGTCGGCATGCACCCCTGCAGCATCCATCGCCTGCTTCATAGCAGCCTTATCCACCTGCTGATCTGTGTGCATGTGCAACCACGGACCATGCTGCCAGTACTTGCCGAGATCAGATGCCATGCCGGCCACCGCGGCGCACGCCGCGCGCTCGCTGCACGTCGGCATCGTCCACACCTTGGCGATGCGAACCGGGCTGGCGTCCTGCACCTGCTTCAGGGTTGCGGCCAGGTCTACCGACCGTCCAAGGCGAAACGCGCTCCTACCGTCAGCCAGCGGCACCGCCGCCAGGTAAACCCACCACCGTTTCAGCGCGCGCTTCATGCCATCACCAGTTGTCGTTCAATCCATTCAGTCTGCAGCGCGATCAGCTCGTCGTCGCTGCCGTAGGTCTCGTGGAACAGCGCGCTCCCGTCCATCAGCGATGGGCCGTAGCGCTCGCGGGTGCTGCTGGTCGTCTGACCGGGGATCGGGTGCGCACGGTGGTGCCACACGCACAGCGCATAGCCGAACAGGTGCCCGCGCCGGCGGTTGCCGCTCTTGCAGTGGTTGTAGTCGCAGCCCACCACCACCAACTGCTGCGGCAGCAGGCCGGCCGCCATGCGCACCACGCACGCCATGCACGGCCCTTCCTTCGACAGCTCGAACCGCGCCACCTCCTCGGCTGTCGGCGTGCCGGTGCTGTGCCGCATCACGCGACCACCTCGCCGGCAGTCACCTTTGCCAGCGCTGCCGCATATTCCACCGGGTGCCGATCGCAGTGATGCCATGGCGTTTTATCGGTGGCCACCCACTGCCCACGCTCAGCAGCGCGCGCTAGCCAACTCTGCGTCCAGAAAGACGGGCTGATACCCTGCGCCGCGATCTGCTTGGTGGTGATGTACCCCTGGGTCTTGAGCAGCGCCAGCACGCGCAGTGCCCCCGCTTTCCAAGGCGTCCAGCGCACCGGCGCCGGAACACCAGCTGGAACATCTGGCACATGTTCCGGCACGTCGCACCGCTTTGCCGGATTCCAGTCGAACAGGCAGTGCGCCAACCCCAGGTCGCAATACTTTCCGCCCTCGGCCACATAGCTGTCGTAGCGCAGGTTTTGCTCGATGCTGAACTCCGGCCGCTCTCCCTTCTTCGTCCATCCCATGTGCGGCTCCCACACTGCCACGCCGAGCATCCGAAGCATCCGCGAGATCCCATAATTCGACTCTGTCAGGCATGGAACGATCACGGCACGGTGGTCTGGGCCCTGGGTCTCGTATCGGGCTTCGTAATCAGCTGGCAGGATCTGATCTGCAACCTTGGCATTGAGCGCCAGCTTCGCCTCGATGCCGATCTGCCGGCCGCTATCGTGCACCGCCAGGATGTCGAAGCCGGCCGTCTCCGGGTAGCAGGTCCAGCCGGCCTGCGCGTTCATGTCGCGAATGAACACCTCGCACAGCTGCGCCTCTGTCTTGAACAGCGCTTTCGCGTCGGCGGCCTTCATGCCACCACCTGCAGCAGCGGCCGAATCGCGTTCGGGCGTAGGCGCCGGCCGACCAGCTCGAACCCTGCCGCGCGCAGTGTCAGGTAGGCGCCCTGGCGCAGCGGCGCGTGCCCGGCGTTGGCGATCAGGTTGTTCGCCGTCTCCATGCGCTCGAAGTTCTTGCGGCCGCGCCCGCAGTAGTAGCCGCGCAGTACGCACGCCATCACCACGTCCTGCCGGGCGATGCCGCCGATCACGTCCTCCACGCGCTGGGCGCGGGCGTCCACCTCCAGCGGCTTGAAGCCCACGTTCGGCGGCGGCATCTCGCCGCGGTGCTCGATCAGCACCTGCAGCATGTTCTTGCTGGCCAGCCCGAGATAGTCCATGTCCCGGTGCAGCGCGAATTCGTAGCCCCACCATTCCAGGTCGGAGCGCGTCGCCTCGGTGAAACTGTCGAATTCGGCCATGGTCAGGCCCTCCCCTGCACCGGCTCTGCGCTGCCGTCGCGGCCCAGGCACCACACCTGACCGTCGACGTGCACGTTTGCCCACGAGGCGCCCTGCAACAGCAGCCAGTGCGTCGCGTCGTCAAGCGACTGGAACTCGTGGCGCGCGGCGCGCGGATCGGCTGCGTTGGTGTTCGTGTCCATCAATTCCCCCTCTTCTCTGCTGCTGCCGCGATGCGTTCGAACTTGCGTGCCTGGTACTCGTTGGCCTGGATCGCCGCGTTTTTGCTCTTACGCTCGCGCTCGCCAATGGCCGGTTTGCTGTGGATGCCGTCGAGCCGCGCACGGATCTGGTTGGCTTGGCTGCGCGCCCAGGCCGAGCGCTTGGCCGGCGCGGTCATGCCTGGCCGTTCCCGCCGCGGCTGAACGCGGTGCGCATGCGCTGCGTCCAGACGTACAGCGGCCAGCACCAGCTCGCGCGGAACCGCTCGTTCTCGCTGCTGACCTCGATCAGCTTCTGCAGGTTGCTGCCCAGGTTGGCGCGCAGCACGTCCTTGGTCGGCTGCTTCATGCGGCGCGGCTGCGGCGCGGGCTGGTCGGAAATCAGGTCTTCGCTCATCGGGGCCTCAGTGGTGCGTAATGGTGGAAAGCGCGGCCGGCGCGCTCAGCGCCTTGGCCAAGTTGGTGAGGCCCTTCGCGGTGACGCGTACCTGCGTGCGCACCCACTCGCTGCCGTCCGGCTTGGCGCCGCTGGTGACCTTGTGCTCCAGGCAGCCGCTGTGCAGGCGGCCGGCGTAGGCCAGCCAGGTCGAGGCCAGCGGATGGCGGTAGATCCAGCGCTTCTGCTCGAGCAGGGCCAGGAACTTCCGCTCCGGTATCTGCATGGTCTTGGCCGCCTCGCGCAGGCTGAGCGAGCCATCGCAAATGGCGATACGGTCCAGGGCCTCAGCCTTCGGGGTCAGTTCCTCGACGCGGCCCGCATAGCTGGCCAGCAGCCCGCGCAGCGCAGCCGGATCAGAAAGCAGCGCAAGCGGGTCGGCCGGCGCGGCGATGCGGCGTTCCAGCTCCTGCCAGCGGTCGACCAAGCGCGCGGTAAACTCCGGCGACAGCTGCGCGACGACCACGATGCTGTCGCGCTTGCCCTGCTCACCGGCGAAGACGTAAGCGATGCTCGGGCGCCCACCGGTGGGCTTTTCCTGCGCCGCAGGTAAAGCGATCACGCCGCGCTCGGCGAGCCGCTCGATGGCCACACGCACGTTGTCGTGACGCGATTCGACCAGTTCAGCAATTTCTCGGCTGGTGACCGCCGGCGCGTCGCCGGCGATTGTGAGTTGGCTCATGGGTGTACGTCCTGGCTCGCGCCGGTGATGATGAAAGCCACCTCGCCGCCTTTGCGCGGCTCAGCGCGCACCAGCGGGTGGGAAATGAATCGCTGGTCGTCGATGCCCAGCACGTGGGCCAAGCCGTCGCGGTATGCCTTGCAGCGGCCGAGCATGTTGTCGTCGTCCGGCATCTGCCTGGTCGGAGGGTAGAAATCGAGCCACAGGTGCAACCGCCCTTCCGGCAGCTGCAGGCCCTTCCACCCGGCTTGGAACGCCGCAAGGACTGCCAGTTGGCGCGCGCATTTCGTGGCCTTCGCCTTGCGTGACCAGTGCACGCGCGCGTTTGGCGACAAGTCCTTGCTCGGCCACGGGAGCGTCAGAGTGATCAAGCGCGGCACCGATCAGGGATGTACTGCTCAACCCCCGGCAGGCGCATCACCTGCCCGCCTGCGCGGATCCAGTCGGCGACGCTCTGAGCCGGCGCGCATGCGGCCGCCGCAGCGGCGCGGCGAGCCACTGAGGCGCGCACGGCAATTACGGTGTGTCCGTTGGGCAATCGCTTCGGCTGCGGCTTGCGCGCCGGGCGTGCCCGCTCCGTGAGGTCGCGCTGCACTTGGCGAAGGGCGCGGCGCTCGGCCTGTTCTCGCAATAGACGTTCGGCACGTGCCGCCCTGCGCAGCGCCTCGTCCTCGCGCCGTTCGGCAAGCGTCCGGCCGCCGTTGTTGACGTGGCGCTGGCGCATGTAAGCGCGGTGCTTCTCGATCCGTTGCTGGCTGATCCCTACTGCGCGCGGCGGCGGGTCACACAGGAATTCGTAGGCCGTCCGGCGGCCGGTGCCGGAGCGCTTCAGATAGCCGCCCTCGCTGTTGTCCTTCATGGCGCTGTAGTACGGCCGCCGTGCTTTCGCGCCGGCTTCGATGCCAATGCCGTCCAGGATCACCTGCGGCGTGTGCGCGCCGGGGTTGGCCTTCAGCCATTCGCGCACGCGGGTCGGATAGTTCTTCATGCCGTCACCGCCGTGGCGTCGCCCAGCTCTGCAGCCGCCCGCGCCAGCGCAGCGCGCGCGGCATCACGGTCTGCAACTTCCGGCACCTTCGCTGGCGGCGGTAGTGCGGTGGCAGCAGGCTCCGGCACTTCGCCGCCGCGCATGACGTGGTCGCGCGCCAGTTCGTACGCTTCGCGCACCATGCGATCGGCATCGCTGGCGCTGGCGCCGCGGTAGCGATAGCCATCCAACTTCATGCCGACAAGCACCGTGAAGCCGCTGCGGTCGCCGCCGCCGCGCAGTTCGTTTGCCACCTGTGCCAGGCTCGGCACGCCGAGGCAGCGCGCGCGGAACTCCGGCAGCGTGGGCGGCCACGGGTCCGCCGCGGTGATGCACGCCGTCAGGCCTGCGCCAAGCTGCTGCGCCGTGACGCCCGCCAAGCCCTTCGCCCAGGTGCTGCCCGCGCCGGTGGACGGGTCCGCGCCGAAGCCGCTGGTCCAGCGCGTGCCGTAGATTTCAGCCATGCGCGTCCACACCGTGGCGATCGACGTGATCGAAATCGGCGTCGGCGTGGCGGGTTGCTTGGCGCTCGATGGCTTCACGGGCAAAGCGTTGGGTGCGCTCGGCAGCGCTTTCGCGAGGGATTGCATGGGTAGATGCTCCGAAGGTGATGGTGTTGGCGCCGGTGGCGCGCTGGCGGCGAGCCGCGGCGATCAGGTAGCCGGCAGACTTGTCCGGGTAGACGTCGGACAGCTCGAGCAGGTGCTCGGCGGTGACACCCTCGCCTGATGCTGCGATCAGTTCCGGGTGCTGGCTCGTGGTGCGCAGCCAAGGACGGTTGAGCGACAGGGATGCTCGGTTCAACGCTGCTGCGATGAAACCTGCATCGGTTCCACACACACCTCGCGCAGCGTCGGCGCCAGTGGTGTGTGGTGTATTGGTTGCCTGATGGTTATATGACGGTTCCGTGTCCCGTTTTTGGGACTGTTTCGGCGGAAAAACGGGACTGTTCCCAGGGAAAAACGGGACTGTTTGCCCCTCGGAAGAGTCCCAATTTCGGGCCTCTTCAAAGTCAAAATGTTCCACGGAATAACGGTCCCGTTTTTGGGACTGTTCGTTTTCATGTTCCACGGCGGGCGAAGGAGCGGATGAACCCGAGTGCTGAGCATCAGCAGAAGGCGGGTTGAGGCGATAGACGATGACTTGGCTGGTGGTGCCACGCCGGTGGCCGGTGTCGCGAATCAGCCCCGCCGACACCAGGCGCGCCATGTTCGTCAGCACCGTTTTGCGGTCCTGCCCCGTCGCCTCGGCCAAGTAAGCAACCGATGGGTAAGCCTCCCAGTTGTCGCCGCCCGCGCAGTTGGCGAGCACCACCAGCACGAACTTGGCGGAGGATTTGTCCAGGGGCTGCTTCAGTGCCCACGTGATGGCCTCGACGCTCATAGGCTGATCACCACGCCGCCCAACGACTGCCCGCGCCAGCCACGAAATGCGCGGGCGATCGTGCCGGTCCGGTTACGGTGGCTGTGGAACTTCGGTTGAGCGTCTGCCTGCAGAAAGCGCTGGACCCGCTTCACTGGCAGGTTGAGCGCAGTCGCGATCTCAACGGGGTTGCAGCGCTCGTCGCGGAGCATGCGCATCTCGGCCGCCTTGCTCATCGCCCACCGCCCTGCTGCGCTTCCAGCTCTTCGGCGCGGGCTTCCCAGTAAGCAATGCGTGCGTCCAGGTTCTTGATGCGGAGAGCCAACTGGTCGCGCTTGAGAAAGCTCACTGTCGAAGCACGCTGGCCACGCACGGAGTCGCGAACACTCCGCGTGCAGTCAGCCATCGAACGCGCGAACTCGACCGCCGTCAGCTCTTTGCCCTTCAGTGCTGCCGGAGTTGCCTGCAGCGACTTCAGCACCAGCGGGTGCTTGGCTCCGTACGACATCACTGCACCCCGGCTTCGGCAGCGGCACGCGCGTGCTGGGCGACCTGCGCGAGCTGTGCCTGCGCATCGCCGCAGGCGGCCGCAATCTCTGCAGCCTCGTTTGCCGTAATGCGGCCGTCGTCGATCGCCTCGCCGATGATCTGCGACAGCTTCCCCTTCGCGGACGACGCGGAAAGCAGCGCAGCCAGCATGCTGCCGCTGGTCGGCGCCTCGGTGCGCGTCAGCGTGTAGCCGTGCTCCGCGGCCAGCGCATGCAGGATGCGGTCGTCGCCGGTCACACCCATGATCTGGCTGGCCTCGGCCAGGGTCAGGTGGTGCGTGGTCGTGTTTGGGTTGACCTTGCTGCGCAGCACCGCGTCGGACATGGCGCGCTCGCGGCCATCGTCCTTCGTGGTGATCAGGCGGGTGGCCAGCGCCACGCTACCGCCCGGGTAGGCGTGAACGGTGTGGTATGCGGCATCGGTAATGTTCATCGGGTTTCGACCTGAACGTGGTTTCGAGTGACGGCGGCCGGCAAGATCACGGCCATGGAGAACAACTGCACGGGAACTGCGCCGGCCCTAGCCGGGACGCATCAAGAAGGCGTCGCCCTCAGCGCGGTACGCTGGTGCCCCCACGGCCCCAACGACTGCCCGCAAGGAGGGCGACATGGACGAAACGCAAGCGCTACGCGCGGAACTCAAGGACCTGCGCGAGATGGTCGACATCCTGATGGGCCGCTTAAATGGCCTGCACCAAGTGGTCCAGCAGTTCGCACTCGACAGAGAGAACCCGACCGAAGTGCTCATGCGGCACCTCGCCGACGCAGCAGAGCGCTCAGCAGCAGACATGCTGCAATCACCGCTATCGGACGCAACGAGAGACGAGCACTTGCGCGTTTGTCGCGAAATCGTGGGTTTTTTGAACAACGCTCGGCTGCAGCTGCAGAAGGACTCTGGCCTGCAGCCACCACTCGAGCGCGGTCTGCCCGGAATGAAGTAGCGCCCAACACCTTCATGCCGGTGCAGACACCGCTCTCGTATGCAAACGTCACGAGAGCGGGATTCTTTATTGCTGCCCTTAGCTCGTCTTCCGTGAAGCGCGCCATGTCAGGCCACCTCGACCGGCACGATGCGGTCGGCGTCGCAGTCAGCCGGCGCCTTGCGCGCCTCGACGGCGGGAGGAGCCAGCAGAGCCAAGATCGAGGGCAGCGCAGGCAGCTGCTCGTCGTCGCCCCAGGCTTCGACCTGTTCGCGCGGCAGCTTCAGCACCACGGCCAAGCCTACGTCGTTCGCGAGGCCGAGCTTTTCGCGCAGCGCGCGCTTGCTGGTGTCGGCGTTGATATGACCGGTTTGTGTTGCCAAGTCGGCCGCAGCTGGAATCGGATCAGGGCCAAAAATGTCGGGCCGCAGCTCGTGCTTGCTGATGCCCGTAACCGACTCGATAGAACGAACACGCTCAACGGGAATGCGACCGCGCGACTTCCACTCGCTGATGGAAGCCGAGCGAATGCCCAATTGGCTAGCCAAGTTCTGTTGCGAACCGGCGACGACGATTGCTTTCTGCAGTGGGGTTTGGCTGTCCATGCCAGCCATATTAGGTGCAACCTAATAAACAAGCAACAGGGCAAACCTAATATTTCTGAAGGCATCATTTAGGCTATGCCTAAGAGACCCCCCGACAAGGACGCGCCGGAATTTGGCCGGCGCCTTGTAGAGCTTCTATCGAACCACGACGTGCCGCGGCGTGGCGCGGGCGCCTATTTGCAGCGCCAATACAAGGTATCGAACGTAACGGCCAACGACTGGCTGAATGGCAAGTTTCGTCCGGAGATCGACACGGCACGGCGTATCGCGGCAGATCACGGGGTGAGCTTCGACCAGCTTTACTTTGGGTCTGGCAACCAACCGGATGTGGACGAGGACTATGCGGACGTTACCGGCTGGTCGCAGGCAGTGGGCCTGGGCGCCGGCGCCGAGGCGCAGGAGTACGCCGAGACCCACAGCCTCAAGTTCAAGAAAACCAGCCTCCGCCGCCGCGGCCTACTCGGGCGCGACCTGGCCGTCTACTACGGCAAGGGCGACAGCATGGAGCCGACCATCCAGGACGGCGACGCCATCCTGTTCGACACCACGGACACCCGCCCTGTCGACGGCAGCCTCTACGTCATCCAGCTCGACGGCATGGCCAACCCCGAGTACTACGTCAAGCGCGCCCTCGTGCTCGAGGCCGGCGTCTACTTCCAGAGCGACAACCCCGCCGGCGACCACCAGTGGCGCAAGCCAAAGCCCATGGTCTCAAATAAGCACCCGATCACCATCATTGGCCGGGTTCACTGGGTGGGCGGCTGGCGAGACTGACCGATCCTGAACAAAGCGGGGTCGGAGTCAAGTTTCCTTGAACTCAGCCGATGTTGTCGGGGTCTGATAAGCATTCGAGAAGCGCGGCAACCGCAACGTCGAACTACTCTGTGTCACTTGCGAAGTCAATAAATTATCGCCAATTGACAACTTGAATAGCTATACTTCCCCGCTACAACCTGCAGCAACCTGCTAAATGCAGTAGCGAAGCGCGCAGGTGCGGTGAAGCAAACTTTGTGGCAGCACAATCGAGGAGCCTACACATGAAGCATTTAAGTGAAGCAACTCGCCGGGGCGTACTTTCTGCATTTGACATTTTTCCTGGCGCAAGCAGGAGCGATCAGCGCGCAGAGCTTCTAGCCAACAGCACGCCTGATCGGCTGCTGGCTAAGGCATGGAGAGATGTTGGCAAAAGCTTGAACCTAGCAATGGAAGGCTATGGAAATGACCGACGCGAACGACGGTAACGATCAAAGCACTCCTGAGGAAGAGAACAAGGAGCGCGGATCCCTACGCCAGACAGAACACAAGGCTCGGCATTTAATTGCCGAGCTTGTTGAGAATCCAGCAATTCTGGAACACCCTGCCTTCAGGGCAGTGATGCTTTCCCAGAGCTATAGTGGGCCCACGCCGCCCGCTGAGGAATTTGCGGGATACGAGCGGGCAGTTCCTGGGGCTGGTCTGCAACTTCTCGACCTATCAAAGTCCGCACTGGCATCGAGCGTAAGAATTAATGAGCGCGCTCAGGAGCTTGACTACGAGGAAGCGAGGCGGGGCCAATGGATGGCGTACACGCTAGCCTTGGCTACCATAGCTGGCGCTGTTGCACTTGGTATGATCGGTGAGGGTTGGCCAGGCGCCCTTTTTGGCACGGGCGGATTGGCTGCGATCGTGTATCTGTTTATTCAGGGAAAGAAGCGCTAGACAAAACCCCGCTCCGACGGGGTTTTTGCTTTGTGGGGTTGGTGATCTGCGCCCTGCTACAGCACAGGCTCGATCGTGGCCTCACCCTCCAGCCTGGTATGTATCCGGTATGAGCGCACCTGGCCCGCCTCGACAAATATCTCGGCACTATGGCTGCGCGCTACCTGACGCTCCTCGCTGTTTGCTCCACAGAGGCCCCGCCCGCCGACGGATCGCGACGTGATGACATGCCGACCGGCACTGAGGGTTATCACGGCTCGCTCGCCTGTCTTGAAGTGCGCTGCCGGCTTGCCGTCAACGTACACCCCCAAGTAGCAGCCGGCACCGACGAGTCCTACATCACGAGTAATGGCAATTGAGCCGGTGGGCGCCGCCTGCAGCCCGATGTCGAACAGGCGATCAGGCGGAACCTCACTGACTTGATCTGGGCGTGGCTGCTTCGTTGGTTGCACGCAACCAGGTAGCGCACCCACGACCAGGACCATCGCGATTGTCAAAGCCTTGTGCATAGCCTGTTCCTCTTTCCTCACTGCGGTCTGCCTGCTAGCGAATCTTGCGCACGCGGGTGGAGCCACATTCGATGCATCTCCAGCCTCCAAACTTGATCGCTGAAAGCACCCAAATAATCAGCCAAAAGCCTGCTGTCACAACCGACATAAGCAGGTGGAGTATGTGATTGGTCCCCTTGCGAAACACCACAACCGACTTCTCGCAGTTGTCGCAATAACCGCCCTTCTTGTCCTCAGCCATCGTCCGTTCCGTACTCCAATCTTTACGGCGTGGGGCCGCATCCCTACAGCTAACGCGATAATAACAAACAGGGCGACTCAGGCCGGATGAATCGCTTCATGAAAATTAGGTTGAACCTATTGACTCAATATTAGGTTTGGCCTAATTTAGGCCCGTCGCCCCAGTAACACGGCATTCCGCCGCGGGGCACGGAGACTCAGATGCGCGCCGTCGCCGCTCGCCTCACCTGCCTGGCACTCGCCGCCGCACTGGCCGCAGGCTGCGCCATCACCGGCCAGCCCACCGCAGAGCCCACCACCGCCACCGGTGTGGCCCGCCCCGAACAGCTGTCGATCACCTCGCCGCGCTTCTGCGCCGCCCTGGCTGTCTACGAGCTGGCCACCGTCGACGACTGGAGCCTGCGCGCCGGCATCGCCCGCGCCGCGCTCAACGGCTTCGCCACCGCCGGCCGCGTGCCGGACTGCGCCCAGGGCGTGGCCGCTGCCCTCACCGGTGGCGACTTCACCCCGCGCCGCTGGCAGGAAGCGCTCGACGCCGTGGACGCGGTCGGCTCCGGCGACTACGCCCTGCCCGACTCCTGCGCCCGCGCCAACGCGGTGATGCCGGCCGATGCCGCTGCCTTCCCGGCCACCGCGCACGCGCAGTGCGTCATGTATGGCCTGGCCTTCGTCGAGGTGCAGCCGTGAGTGCGCCTGTCGATGTGATGGGTGTGCTGGATCGCGCGACCGGTCAGGCAAGGACCGTGGCTGGCTTGGCCGGTGACCCGCATGCCCGGAAGCTGCTGCACGATCTTGCGTCCACTCGGGACGCGGTGGCCGACCTATTCGAGAAGGGCCGCCAGCTATCCGCCGACCTTGAGCACTCCATCGCGATCGCCAACGTCAGCAGCCCCGATGCCGTGCACGTCCGCCACCCCATCCGCGTGGCGCTCGACCAATTCGACGCTGCCCTGCGCGCCGCCGGCGGTGCCGCATGAGCATGCTCGAACTGCAAACGCTCCAGTTACCGCGCGGGGAAGACGCTGCGCGCAAGGATGCAACGGCGCCCAAGGACTTCACCGGCTTCGTTGTGGGATCGCTCTTCGTCCATCACGCAGTAAGCGACGACGAGACAACCCTGATGGGCGCATTTGGCGAGTGCGGGATTGGTGACTGGAACGTCACCCACATCGCCAGCGGCTTTGCCCTGCAAAAGGGCATCCCAACTCATAGGCGCGCCATCTGGCTAGCCAACCAGCTCATGACGTTCCCGGGCATGGACGGTCAGACCCTGGAAGAGTGCCGCCGCGCTGCCGCCCCTCATCGCGAGGCGATCACGACGCTGTGTATCGAGGCAAAACAGGGCGATTGCCAGGGCAATTGCAATGGCCCGATCTCCGACTTACGGGGTGCCCTATGAGCCGCCAGTCCTACCGCCACACCGTGAAGGGCTTCCACAACGACGTGCAGCTCGCATGGTGCGAGCGCTCCCGCAGCTGGCTGCTGCAGGTGCTGGTGCGTGGCGTGCCGGTCGCCTCCATCGTCGCCGGCCGCGAGCCAGGCATCGAGTTCGTCGCTCCGGAACCCGAAACCTCCTACAAGCGCTATCACATCCAGGTGCGTGGAGCCTTCGTGGATCTGCCGGTGGACAGCTGGCGCGAGCTCAAGCAGTGGTACGACGCCATCGCCAGGGCAGTTGCGCCCGTCCAGATGCTCGACGACGTGCCGCGCAACCTGCCGCCCATCGCGCCGCCGCTGGCGCCCTACGCACAGCGTGCGCACGCATGAGCGCGACGCAGACCCCGGCACAGCGCGCGGCAATTGAGCGCGCCAAGAAGCCCGGCGCCCACCCGTGGCGCATCTGGCAAGGCACCGCCAGCCAGGAGCGCGCCGTCGCGCGACGCGCCGAAACCATCGTCCCCTACACCACCAGGTTGATCACGAAATGATCCAAATGCGTGTATCACTAAGGCGCGATCAGCTTGCCCTCGTCGGTCACATCGATGCGCTGCAGGAAGTCTTGCGCCGCCTCAAGTGCGTCGTCGTGCCCTTGAAAAGGATCACTCGTGTTGTGGAACCGCTGCTTGTCGGTCTGGTTCCCCTGAGCGTCGCGCACCAGCAGCACCGCCTCCACTTTTCCGGGTGGCTCTGGCAAACGCTCTGTCGTCGCTTGAACGCTGAAATCACGGATAGCGCGAGTGCTTGCATTTGCGTCGTTGCTCATGAGTCCGCTCCATGGGGGCCGGTCTTGGCCGGCACGAGTATGCGCGCATGAGCCAGTCAAAGCTCCAGTCGTTCCTCGAGGCCAACGTCAGCACCGCGATCGGCTTCGCCATCTCATGGGCGGTCACGCCTCCCATCCTGGCCGCGTTCGGCTATTCGGTCGGTGCCGGCAAGGCCTTCGGGATCACCGCCGCCTATACGGTCATCTCGATCGTGCGCGGCTACCTGGTGCGTCGCGCGTTCAACCGCATGGAGGCACGCCGATGATCCAGCACCTGGTGAACGTCAGCGGCGGCAAGGACAGCACCGCCACCTACCTCAAGGCGATCGAGTCAGGCCGGCCGTTCCGCGCCGTGTTCGCCGACACCGGCAACGAGCACGAGGCAACGCTGGAGTACGTGGCGCGCCTTTCTGAGCGCACAGGCGGGCCTGCGGTGGAGACAGTGCGCGCCGACTTCAGCAGGCAACTTGCGCAGCACCGCTCGTACATCCTGGAGAAGTGGCCCGCGCAGGGCATCTCCGATGCAATTGTCGAACAGGCGGCCGCCCTTCATGAGCCGACTGGCAACCCGTTCTTGGACCTATGCATCTCCAAGGGGCGATTCCCGAGTCGGATGGCGCAGTTCTGCACCGAGGAACTGAAGACCATCCCGATCACCACGCAGGTGGTGGGCGAGATGCTGCGCACCGGGCCGGTGCTGCAGTGGCTTGGGATCCGAGCGGACGAAAGCCGCAACCGGGCGAAGCAGCCGCGTTTCAACAGGCACGAATCCGGGTCGATGGTCTGGCGGCCGATCTTCCGGTGGACCGTGGCCGATGTGTGGGCGCAGCACCGGCGCCACGGCATTGCGCCTAACCCGCTCTACGCCCAGGGGATGGGCCGCGTCGGCTGCATGCCGTGCATCAACTGCCGAAAAAGTGAGCTGCGGGAGATCGCGCATCGCTTTCCGGATCAGATCGACCGCATCGAGCAGTGGGAAGCGATCGTTGCCGCGGCCAACAAGCGCCGGTCGGCGACCTTTTTCCCGGCCGTGACCGACCCAACTGACCGCGACCGGCCTGGCGAGTACTCCCGCATCCGCACGCTGGTCGAATGGGCTCAGACCGATCGGGGCGGCCGTCAGTTCGCGATGTTCTTCGACGACCAGGCCGGCGGAGGCTGCACATCTGACCTTGGGCTGTGCGAAATGTCGGAGGCCGCATGACCATCGCCCTCCTCGGCCGCGGCCTCGACGCCATCCTGCAGCACGACCTCGCCGGCATGCCGCGCCAGATCACCGACGCCGCGCGCCTGCACCGCTACGAGTGCGCCCGCCAGCTGCGCCGCGCCCAGCTCTCACCCGAAGCCCGCGAGATCGACCAGCTGCGCGAGCAGTTCGGCCGCAACTACCAGACCGCCTGGCGCAACGGCCAGCGCCCAGACCTCACCCAGATCCCGCAGCGCTTCGCAGCGGCCCAGACTGATACGGAGTGACCATGTTCTTTCGCAACCTCACCATGTTCCGCTTCCCCATCTCCCTCGACCTGTCCGCCGTCGAGGAGCTGCTGCCCCGGTGCGCGCTCAAGCCAGTCGGCGCGCTGGAGATGGCCTCCCGCGGCTTCGTCTCGCCGTTCGGCCGCGAGGAGACCGATCAGCTGTCACACCGCATCGGCGACTTCCTCTGGCTGGCCGTCGGCGGCCAGGACAAGATGCTGCCCGGCGCCGTCATCAACGATGCGCTCGAGCAGAAGTGCGCCGAGATCGAGAAGGCTGATGGGCGCCGGCCTGGCGCCAAGGCGCGCAAGCGCCTGAAAGACGACATCATCCACGACCTGCTGCCCAAGGCCTTCGTGCGCAACTCGCGCACCGATGTGATCCTCGACCTGGCGCATGGCCTGGCCATCGTCGACACCTCCAGCCGCAAGGTCGGCGAAAGCGTCGTGTCGGAGATCCGCGGCATGCTCGGCAGCTTCCCGGCCCTGACCCTCAACGCCGAGGTGGCGCCTCGCGCCGTGCTCACCGGATGGATCGCTGGCGAGCCGCTGCCGGAATCGCTGAGCATCGGCGAGGAGGCCGAGCTGCGCGACCCGATCGAGGGCGGCGCCATCGTGAAGTGCCAGCACCAGGAGCTGCGCGGCGACGAGATCGAGAAGCACCTGGAAGCAGGCAAGCAGGTCACCAAGCTGGCGCTGGTGCTGGACGACAACCTGTCTTTCGTTCTGGGCGATGACCTGGTGATCCGGAAGCTCAAGTTCCTGGATGGCGCGCTGGACCAGCTCGACGACGTCGAGGGCGACGGAGCGCGCGCGGAGCTGGATGCGCGCTTCGCGCTGCAGTCGGCCGAGATGCGCCGCCTGTTCCTGGTGCTCGAGCAGGCGCTGCGCCTGTCGAAGGTGGAGGGCTGAGCCGTGAACGAACCATTCGGAAGTTCCGGACAGTTGGCGCCCGATGCGGGGAGCGGCGGGGATGCGCTGGAAACCGCACTGGAAATATTCAAGCGACGTAAGTCGGACATCCCCTATGCGGTGTACGAGCAGATCGAAGTTGTTTGCTCGCTCATCGACGCCCGCCAGCCGGTGGGGCAGGAGCCGGTGGCGCCCGAGTCAATTCCCGAGGGGTGGGCGCTGGTTGACCTCAGTACCTACGCAGTCCTGCCTCAGTTGCCCAGCGAGCGCATGATTGGCGTCGGTTGGCCTGCTGGCGAGATGATCAGCGAGTGCTTCGATAGCGTGGGAGCCTATGCCGACCTCATCGCTGCATACTCCGCCAAGGGAAGCGGCATCGTCCACGGAAAAGGGCAGCCCGCGCCTGCTGCTGTGCCGGTGGATGCATCATGGTCACCGCATGACAGAATCGAATTTGCCCTACGTGATGCAGGGTTCGGCTTGGACGAAGCGTCGAAGATTGCAACGCTCGCCACCCACCCCCAGCCGGCAGCGGCGCATACCTGCAACTGGCCCGACTGCGGTCACGACACGAACCGTACCGGCCACAGCCCCGGTTGTGTTGGCAAATTTTGCAAGCCGGCAGCGGCGATTGCGAGTATCGGAGTCGCTGCGATCGCCGAGGAGCGCGCGCGTCAGGTGCAGGTCGAAGGCATGACGCCGGAAGGCGATGCCGGCTATCGATATGGACAGTTAGCATGGGCGGCAGTCGCTTACCTGCAGCTGTCAGCCATGGAGCTGCGCGACGGAGGCCGCGCCCACATCGCCACTGCATCGCCGCCAGCATGCTGGCCATGGGATGCATCCTGGTGGAAGCCGCGCGATGTGCGGCGTGACCTGGTGCGAGCTGGTGCGCTGATCGCAGCACAGCTGGACGCTATCGACCAGCAGGCCAAGCCGGAGGTGCAGCGGTGACCATCCCAGCATCCCCGTTGTCCTGGCCTGCAGGCTGGAAGCGCACACCCGCTGGCCAGCGAGAGAAGGCACGTTTTGGTCGCGCTGGCCGCCGACGCTACAACGGCGACTACGACGCACCGCGAGTGCTGACCATTTCCGAGGCTGTCGACCGTGTTCGCCTTGAGATGCAGCGCATGGGCATCAACAACGACGATTTAGTGATCAGCACCAACCTCGAGCTGCGGCTCGACGGCCTGCCGCGGTCCAATCAGCGTGAGCCGGCCGACCCCGGTGTCGCGGTGTACTGGCAGGACCGCTACGACAGGACGCAACCGCCCAAGTGCATGGCCATCGACTGCTACGACCGAGTTGCCGACAACCTGGCGGCGGTGGCCGCCACGCTTGATGCCATGCGCGCGATCGAGCGCCACGGCGGCGCGGCCATCCTTGAGCGGGCATTCGCCGGGTTCACTGCCCTGCCAGCGCCGGTGGCGCTGTCCTGGCGCGACGTGCTGGACCCTGCCGACCCGGAGGGCAGCTATCGCCGGCTGCGCTCACAGCATCACCCGGACCGCGCGGGCGGCGATGCCCAACAGTTTCAGCGCGTGCAGCGCGCATGGGACGCCTACCGGCAGGAACACGACAATGGCTGACGGCATCCCGACCCTACCCCGCCAGGCGCGGAATAACGGGCTTGCCGTGGGCGGCCGGCCGATCCGCGTACCAGTCGGCAAAGCCACCGTGCGGCAGCTGCTGAAGCGCCACCTTCGCGAAGAGGGCAAGCGCATGCACGACCTGGCCGAACCCTGGCAGTGCTGCAAGCAGAACGTCTATGACCGGTTCTGCAGCGCATGCGCCTTGGCTCCTGGCCATATTGAGGCGGCAATCACTTTCCTGCGCCTGGACGAGTTCGACGCCGCCGAGCTGCGACTGCTCGGCGCGCGCGAAGCTGGCTGGGCCATCGATACGAAATACCTGCTGGAGGAAAACCCCAATGCCCGAGACTGATAGCGATCTTCGCCTGCTCGCCATGAAGGACGTGCGCGCGAAGGTAGGGCTGAGCCCTGCGACCATCTACCGCCAGGTGCAGGTCGGAAAATTTCCAAAGCCCCACAAGGTTTGCTCGCGATCGCTGTGGCTATCCACACAGGTGGACGAATGGATCGTGCAGCAGACCACTTCGTCAAGTGTGGGGCAGAACATGGGGCACGCGGCCTAG